ATGAATAATGCTTTGTACACTTCTACTGTCTTGCATGGTGATATCCATACTTTCAATCAAGAGATGGCTGGATTAAGCAATGTTCTTGTATGGGTCAGGTATCCCTAATCTTGCCAGACAAACAGGGATGTCAGAACATGAAATGGGTGAGTGTGTTGCCCGGTTCAAACAATCATTGCCGGATCTTGATAATCTTCTTGATAGGGTACAGACTGCTGGAGAGAAGTTTGGGTACCTGTTAGCTGTTGATGGGAGATGGGGTAGAATCAGAGTTAAGAATGGAAAGCTTGCATTGAATACTGCATTGAATGTTCTTCTTCAGATGACTGGATCTTTAGTGATGAAGCATGCACACTGCATAGCTGAGGACATGCTGGTTAAACAAGGGTACCTTGATGATGTATCTGAGATGCCTATTGTTGCCCATATTCATGATGAAGGTCAGTTCGAGATTGATGCTGATGAAGTATCTACCATGCAGTATAAGATAAAAGAAAGTGAATGGAAGACAGAGCAGAAGAGACAGCATAAAGATGAAAGAGGTATCTGGTCTGCACCTGTTATCAAAGATCATATAACAGAGGATGATTCTAAATACCTTGTATTGCAGAGAAGTTATCATGTACTTGGAGATGCCTATTGCAAGGCACTTACTAAGGCTGGAGAGGAGCTGTGCTTACGTTGCCCTACGGCTGGAGAGTACAGCATAGGAGACTCTTGGGAAGAAACACATTAACCTTAACAAAGGAGAGAATATGATTGACATTACGAACATGGTTATTATGACAGTGGTTACAGCGGTGATTGTTCCATTCTTTGCACCGATGCTTATGGATACTTTAGCCTGTATTAACATATGGCTAATGAACAGGGCAAAGGGTAGACCTACATGGATGGTAGGTACTCACTTTTATTCTATTGTCTTTCCTTCTGGAAATGTAATATACGATGTAACTATTGATAAAGTTAGCTTTCGTTTTATTACACTTAAGACTAAATATGGATATCTTGTAATAAAGAAAAGGACTATGCTTGGTCTTCTTTGTACCACTGAACATGAATAATTAAGTAGCATCATTGATAGGAGGGAATGTACTTCCCTCCTTAATTAAGTTGCATCATAGATAGAAAGAATAATAATAACAAGAACATAACAAGAACATGAGGAGATTTATTATGGGATCATTTAATTATGGAACAGAAGAAGTAGTAGAGGCTGGTGGTGTATTTAAGAATCCTGAGATTGGAGATCATTCTGCAGTGCTAAGGTCTATCATACACTGTGGTCTCTTCCGGGAAGAATATAAAGGACAGTTGAAGAAACCAGCTCCTGAAGTAGTAGCTATCTTTGAGCTGAAAGATGAAGAAGACTTTGAGGATGATGGTGTAACACCTTTGACTATCCATAAAGCTTTCCCTCTTAAGAAGGGTGATAAAGCTTTTATGACAAAGTTTATTAAAGCACTTGATCCTAAAGGTGTTGCTTCAGGCTTTGATGATCTTATTGGTACACCTTGTCAGGTTACCTGCAAAGGCAGTAAAGTTCTGAATGAAGATGGGACTCCTAAGTATGTAAACTTTGGAGGTCTCTCTGGACTTCCGGCTAAGTTCGCAAAGATGATTGAACCTTTAACCATTAAAGGAGTTGGGCATGTGCCGTTTGATGAGTTGACAGAAGAGGCAGTACTTGAACTCAACCCTATCTTGGAAGTCGCTAATATCCTTATGAAGGGTGAGCGATACAAAGGTTCTGTGGCAGAGGAGATAGTAAATTCAATTCGTGAGAAGAACCCCGACTTTGCAAAGTATAAGGATAAGAAGAAAGAGGAAGCACCTGATGCTGCTGCAAAGGCAGAGGTTGAAACAGATCTCAAAGATGAAGAGGAGTTCTGATTGATCTCTATTGATGAAGGGGATATCTGTGCCCTCTGTCTCTATGATGATATTGCACCTGATGCAGAACCTTGTGTTAGGTGCAATGAACAAAACTTAGAGTTTAAATGGAAACCTTTCCCTATCTTATGGGAAGTAGAAACTGAAGAGGTATAAATATGTTTAAGAGAACAAAGTCCTTGAGTGAAATCATGTATTCGATAACTAAAGCTCAGGAAGATTTGAAAGAGTATCTGGATGATGTAGAAGCTAAGCGTGATAAAGCTGTTAAAGAAATCCATCGTCAGATAGATGTCAGTAATGATTATAGAATCAAAATTGAGAAGGGTAAAAAGGCTATGCAGCTGGTGAATGCTCTTCTCATTGGAGAGAAGGATAGCAACCCCTGCTAATAAGGTTGCATCATTGAGTGAGTAAGACCCAGAAAGGGGATTACTTTAATTAAATTTAATTTTAACTTTAGAACAAGGAGATTAGAAATGACAGAGACAAAAGTTATTGAAGCATTTGGTAAGTACATGGCAGAGATTGATGGTGAGATTGTAACCTTTGAAGATCGTTCTGCTGCTGAGACAGCGGTTGCACTTGCTGAAGGGCAGGAAGATATGAACAGGAGAGCGCTTGCTTATTGTGAAGCTCGGGAACTGACAGGCAAGAATGCTAAGGCAAAGACCCGTATTATCACTGACTTCCTTGCCTTTGAAGCTACCCTGTAGCATTAATTAAGCCCCAGCCCTTCTTGGGTTGGGGTTCTTTTTTGTAAGGAGGTACGATGACATTCAACTATGGGTGTAAAGAAGAAGATATAACAAGACCAATAAGTAATATTAAAGTATGGCCCGATCAGGGTAACAGAGTTGCTTTAGTAGATGCTGATGCTATAGCCTATATCATAGGATATACCTCAGATCTTCAGCAATATCTGAAGTGTAAAAGATCTTCTGATTATAAGAAGACTTCAGTATGGAAAGATAAGATTGACCATGCTAACTTCATATTGAATAAGTGGGTGACTGATGCTGGCTGTGATTCAGCAAAGATCTATCTCACTGATGGTGCATCTAACTTTCGCTTGGCTATAGCTAAGACAAAGCCATACAAAGGCCAGCGTGTTGAAGAGAAGCCACCATTCTTTTATGAAATAAGAGAATGGTTGACAGACTTTCATAAGGCTAAGATGTCAGATAAATGTGAAGCTGATGATGAGATTTCTATAGAAGCTTGGAGAAGACACCTTGCCTTTGAAGCAGATCTATGGACTCCTGAGCATCGTAAATTCTCTGACTTTGTAATAATATCAGGAGATAAAGATCTCAGTATCATACCTGGTTGGCACTGTCCACCTGATGGGGACCTTGCATGGGTAGATCCTTTAGGAGAACTGATACCTATTTGGAGAGAGAGAGAAATAACAGCTTATGAATATTGGCCTCTCTTCAAAGGTGTTGTGAAAGATCTTAGTCTTTGTTCTTCTGTTATTAAATATAAAGGGAAGATTCAAATAAGAAACAAAGCCCAGCTTGAGTGCCCTAAAGAGAAGTGGGAGCTTGATTATGTATGGTATTATAAGAAGCATAAGCAGGATACATACTCTCGTGGCATAAGGAAAGGGAAGGGCAAATTCAAACGAATGAAAGTAGGGAAGAAGAAGACTGAATATCTTTATAAGCTGAAAGGTACAGGACTTAAGTTCTTCTATGCTCAGCTTCTTATGGGTGACCCTGTAGATAACTATTCAGGACTACCCGGAGTAGGAGACACAAGGGCTTATGAAATTTTAGACAGTGCTGTATCTGAACAAGATCTTCTTGAACGGGTGAAACAATTATACTTTAACCAATATGGTGAAGGCTGGAAGAAGATGCTAACAGAACAAGGACAGTTAGCTCATTTACAAACAAAGAAAGGAGAGCTATGGCAGATACCTACAAAAGATAAAGGTACCTTCCCTGCATGATTGGAGGTTCTATGAAGATGAAAAGATCTGATAATAAAGTTGAAGGTTCTGTATTATCTACTGTAACAAGATGGGGTAAAGCTACCAGTACAGTTCAGGCTATTGCTACTCTCAGGAGGTTAGCTGATTTTTGGGAGTTGCACCTTACAGATCAAACTGGTATAACTTACTATAACTATAAGACTTCTACAGAAAAAAGATTAGCTTTGAATAAAAAGAGAAGGCTTGCTGCTAAAAAGAAAAGGGAGGCTAAGAATGGGAACTGATGTATTGAGTGCAAAAGCTTATGTTGTAAATTGGAACAGGGAGAGAGGTCTGCTTGATAAAGGCTTTGATCCTTTGCTTGAGATGAAGATGCTAAGTGAAGAAGCTCGTGAGTTCTTTCTTGCTGAGACTTTGGAACATAAGCTTGCAGAGTATGCTGATTTCTTGTTTGTACAGTTTGGTACAGAGGCCAAGTACTATGCTTCACTTATTGAGAGTACTACAATGTTCAGCATGGAAAGAGACAGATTTCTGCAGCTGCAAGATTGGATGTATGATACACAGGAGAGCATGTACTCTACTCTTGCATCTGAGTTTTCTTTGAAAGGAAGAGAAGATCTTGAAGAATGTGTACGAAAAGCTTTACTGATCGTTATTGGATGTAATAACCTGAAAGGTACAAAGACAAAAGATGGTAAAGTTGTTAAGAACAAAGAGCATATAAACCCTGTTGATAAGATTGCGGAGGTGATTTATGGAGGTTAAAGTAAAGAAGGTAACAGATATTGAATTGCTGCAGTGGGCTTGCTCTTTGACTATTGGAAAGGAGTCTCATGCTAAGCTTAGCTCTATCTATAAGAATGAGCATTCACCTATGCGTACTCAAATCTTTCAAGTGACCATGCTGGATATACCAACCTTTGTAAGTACTCACTTTGTAAGGCATACTCAAGGTGTTACTCACTTTGTAAAATCAAACAGAGAAGACAGAGGTGGTGATGGTACTGAGAATAGATGGACTCCGGTAGATCATGGTATGCTTATCAATGCACAAGCTCTCATTAACATGGCAAGGAAAAGGCTGTGCCATAAAGCTCATAGAGATACAAGATATCTGATGACTCTGATAAAGCTTGCTGTGTGTGATGTGGACCTGGAACTGTCTAAGAGGATGGTACCTGAATGTATATATCGTGGTGGTGTCTGCCATGAAGATAAACCCTGTGGAAGGATAGTGATGAGGAGTAGAGATGAAATTTAAAAATACCTTTGCTGAGAATATCTTCAAAGCAAAATACTCTAATGGCCTGAGTTGGGAAGAGAATGCAAACGTACTTGTTAATGAAGTTTGCTCTGGTCTTCTTCCTAAAGATGAAATAGATGAACTTATCGACTTCATTGTTGATATGAAATTCTTACCAGCTGGCAGGTACTTATATTATGCTGGACACAAAGCCAGCTTTTATAATAATTGCTATAGTCTGGGAGCAGAGGAGGATACTCGTGAAGAGTGGGCAAGAATCACACATGATGCAATGGCTTGTCTTATGTCTGGTGGTGGCATCGGGGTTGACTATAGTAAATTCAGAGCTGCTGGTTCATATCTTGGAAGAACAGGAGGTCAGGCAAGTGGTCCTATCCCTTTGATGAAAGTAATGAATGAAGTTGGAAGAAACGTAATGCAAGGAGGATCTCGTAGATCTGCTTTGTATGCTTCTTTGTTATGGAAGCACGGAGATATCAGAGAGTTCATTCATTCAAAAGATTGGTCAAAAGAAGTAAGAGCTTTGAAAGAGAAAGATTTTAACTTTCCTGCTACTCTGGATATGACTAACATCTCAGTTAATTATGATGATGAATGGTTGTCTGTTATCGGTAAAGACACAGAAGAAGGTGCTAAAGCAAAGGCTATCTGGATGGATAATATCAATCAGATGCTTAGAACTGCAGAACCTGGTATGTCATTTAACTTTGGTGAACATGCAAAAGAGACCCTAAAAAACGCATGCGGAGAGTTCTGCTCTGAGGATGATGGAGATGTATGTAACTTAGGTTCTATTAACCTGAGTAATGTTGAATCAGTGTATGAGTTAAATAGAGTCTCTGCTTTAGCATCTAAGTTCTTGGTATGCGGTGGATACAGAGCTGACTTGCCTTATGAAAAGATTAAGAAAGTTAGAGAAAGAAATAGAAAGATTGGACTTGGCCTGATGGGTGTACATGAATGGCTCTTGAAACATGGTTATAAATATGAGATGAATGAAGAACTCAGGAGCTGGTTAGGAGTTTGGGCTAAAGCTGGGGAAGTTGGTGCTAATGAGATCTCTGACAAGCTCAGTCTGAATAGGCCAAAGAGATATAGGGCTATTGCACCTACCGGAACTATTGGTATTCTTGCTTGCACTACAACTGGTATTGAACCTTTGTATGCTGTGGCTTACAAGAGACGATATCTTGAGAAGGGTACTGAATGGAAGTACGAGTATGTTATTGATTCTACTGCTCAGCATCTTATTGATGAATACGATCTTGATCCTGATGAGATTGAGACAGCAACTACTCTTGCTGAAGACCCTGAGAGAAGAATTAAGTTTCAATATGAAGTTCAGAAGTATGTTGATATGTGTATCTCTTCTACTATCAATCTACCAGCCTTTGAAGAACAATCCTTTACACCTGAAGATTTCAGTAACATAGTCTTGAAGTATGTTAAAGGGCTCAGAGGTCTTACTGTATATCCTGATGGTGCAAGAGGAGGTCAACCTTTAACTAAAGTTCCTTATAGCGTAGCTAAGAAGTATGTTGGTGATGTATATTCTGAAACTGACATAGGCTGTGAGACGTGAGGGAGTTGATAAAGTCTCACGTGTGAGACAAAGGAGGATTAATGCGTTATGATAAAATGATAGTATCTACTCTTAAAGATTGGGATACTTACAATGCTGTATTAAGATTACTGAGAAGGAGATAATATGGACAAAGTGACTGGGGTGATTCCAGATCTTCATATTCCCGGTCACTGTTCAGATTCTCTTGAGTTTATTAGAGATTCTTTCAGTGATCATAAAGTAACTGATGTTATGTGTATAGGAGATATAGTGGATCATCATTATATCAGCTTTCATCCTAATGAACTTGATGCTATGAATCCGCTTGAAGAGTGGAAAGCAGCAAAGAAAGAGTTAGAGAAATGGGTGAAAGCCTTTCCTTACATGAAGCTGTGTTATGGAAATCATGATGTAAGACCTGTGAGAGCAGCTAAAGAGTTGGGATTACATGAAGATGTGTTCTTGAAAACCCTTAATCAGATATATGGTTTACCTGATACTTGGGTATGGAAAGAAAGATGGGATCTTGATGGAGTAGTGTATGAACATGGTATCGGATCTAATGGTATGTACGGAGCAAAGAATACAGCTTTGAAGCTTGGTTCTTCTTATGTTCAGGGGCATACTCATGCTTATGGTGCAGTCTATGATATACCTCAAGCAAGAAGAAGATTTGCTGCAATGAATGTAGGAGCACTAATTGACAAGGATAAATATCATGCTCGGTATGCTAAGCTCATTTTTAAAGTAGGAATGTCACTTGGTTGTGGGATTGTACTTGCCCATGATGAAATGAAATTTATACCTAAAAGGTAGGAGGTGTTATGAGTACAGAGGTAGATTTACTTAGCTTAGTGAAGCGAAACGAGTCCGTGATAAGGCAGTTTATCAGCTTGGGTATCATAAAAACCACGGAAGAGTCTTGTCAAGACAAGAATATAGGAGACTCTGATTACAGTAAGCATCTCATACAGCCATGGCATATCTGGCAAGTATATAAGTTGAACCCATGGGATGCTGATATTGTCAAGAGAGTACTGCGTACTAAGAAGTCTGATACCCGGAAACTTGATTATGAAAAGATAATCCATATCGCCAAGGAACGCATCAGACAGATTGACGCTGGACTTTAAGTTGCATCATAGATAGAATTAACCAAAGGAGCTTACGTATGAAGCAGAATATTTTTGAATTTTTGGGTCTACCTAAGACTCATAGGAAGGGTGCAAGAGTCACTCAGCATGTTAAGAATTTCAGTGAAGTGCCCGACTCAAGGAAGTTCTGGCCTATGTATGGTCAGATTAAGAAGGATGGAGTATATGCATTAGTTGTCAAGCTCTTGAATGGTGATGTAAACATATTCTCCCGGACTGGTAAGGCTTACAAAAACATAGAGAAGCTTGTAGAAAATATAAGCAAGTACTCTGATTCACAGGTAGCACCTGCAGTATACATAGCAGAGCTTTGTAATGATGAATGCTCTCTTGAAACCTTGTCAGGCATTGTAAATCCTAATAGAGTCAAGGCTTTATCTGAAGATCAAGAGGCTCTTCTTAGCACTTGCTACTTATCCTTTCATGATGCTATAACTCTCTCTGCTTTTAAGAGAGGTGCTTACAAGAAACCTTATTACAAGAGGTATGAATGGCTTGCAAAGAATTTACCGGGTGAGTTTGATTTACTTGAACTTACTATAGTAGAAGATGCAAAGGCTGCTAAGGATCTTGCAAATGCCTATATTAATCTTGGTGAAGAGGGTATCGTGCTCAAGACAGCAGTAGAGAAATATTCTGATTGGGTAGCAGGCCATAAAGGTTTTAGGATGATCAAGATAGTACGTGGTGTAGACTATGATCTACTCTGCATCGGTGCTGAAGAAGGAACAGGGAAGTATACTGGGAAGATCTCTAATCTTATCTTTCAATGGAAAGATGGTAAGACTGTAAAAGCTATGCTCGGTAAAGGCTGGACTCATGAAGATGCTGAGCAGATGTACCATGATTTTATGCACTCAACTGTTAGCTCACCTGTAGGTAAAATCTTTCAGGTGTATGCTTTACAAGAAAGTAGCAAGGGTAAGCTGAGACTCCCAAAGGTAGGAGAACTAAGAAATGATAAATTCAAACCAGACGTATAAGAGGAGGTTACGTGAGTAGGAGGTGAAGATGGATGATATAGGAGCTGTCAATTTAGTGGATAAATTGATGTTGTATTTTAGGAATAATGTGAGACCTTCTAATGAAGATCTTGTTAAGGCTTATGAAGCTGGTATTAATGTAGTAGAACTTAAGAGATATATAGAGGAGGTAGAGCTTGAAAAGCACACGGCTTGTGAAGAGCATGAGTGGGATAACTGATCCTACATCTAAACAGAGACCTTTGAATATGTCTCCAGATACTTATGAGTTCTTAATGCTCATTACAGAATCAGCTGACTTAAAGCATACTGCTTCTCATGCCGACTTCATCAGGAATAATGTACTCTCTGAGATAAGGAGGAAAGTTAAGAATGCATACTCCAGAAGAACGTATTAAACATAGAGCTGCTATTGATCTTGATATAATGCAGCTTGTAAATTTAGCTGAAGCTTATGCAACTGAAGCTGAAAGATGGTGCGATCTTTCCCTTGATATGGATAAGTTCGTGAAGCATCTTATCTTTGCAATGGAAGATGAGAATCAGCAGATCTTTGTTGCTACGGTGAATGGTAAGATTGTAGGTGCTGTATGGGCTGCTATCTCTGGTCTTGTTTGGACCTCTGAGGTAATCTGCCATGACCTCTTTCTTTATGTAGATCCCGGATACAGAGGATATACTCTTGCAAAAGGTCTTGTAAGTATGCTGGAAGATTGGGCTAAAGCTTGTGGTGCTAAGGTTATTCATACCGGAGCAAACTCTGGTGTCTTTAAGGATAATCCTGCATCACTTTTATATAAAGGTCTTGGGTATGATGCCGGAGGCTATAACTTTTATAAGTCATTATAAGGAGGTTATTATGGGTATGGGTGGAGCTGATGTTCCAGATCCGGCTAAGAGACCGGAAAGAATCGTAGAAGTAGAACCAGAGGATATTGAACTCGGTACTTCAGAAGACACAGAAGGTGTCAATTTAAGAACACAAGGTAAGAGATCTCTTATTAAGCCAACCGGTGGTGCAGTCTCTGGTCTTAAAATTTAAGGAGGTTATATGTCTGATACCCTATTAACTCAAATTATGAAGGGTAAAGGCAACTCTGTTGATATAGAGGGTAGGTACTCATACCTATCCTCTGACAGAAACGGCTATAGAGATAGGGGTAGAGAATATAGTCGTTTAACTTTACCTTATGTACTACCTGATACAGAGGATCTTGATAGAGGAGGCGCTGCTAACCAGCATGGCTTTCAAGGTATAGGTGCACAAGCAGTTAATCATCTTGCAAATAAGCTTACTATGAATATGTTTCCAACTGGTCACTCTTTCTTTAATTTAGAGTTTGATCAAGAGACTAAAGTGTCGCTTAGCAAAGCAGGTTATGATGCAACGCAGTTAGCGGAACTATTAGTTGAAGCTGAGAAGAGATGTAGTACCTTGCAAACTAAGATAGCTGCAAGAGTAGCATACACAGAAGCTTTCAAGAACTTAATTATAACAGGTAATGTATGTATTTATTTACCTGGAGATGGGCAACTGCAGGCTATCAAGCTTGACAGGTACTGTCTCTCAAGAGATTTGAGTGGTAACCTTATTGAATTGGTTATTGTTCAGAAGAAAGCTTTCTCTACATTGTCTGAAGAAGTAAGAGAGAGCATCAAGACTATTAAGAAGTCTTTGGCTCCTAAGGATGATGATGAGGTTAATCTCTATACTTACATAAAAAGAAAGGATAGGTTGACCTTTATAGTTGCTCAGTCTGTTGAAGGTATTCTTATTAAAGATGCTCAGGAGATTGAAGAAGCTCAATTACCTTGGATACCTTTACGTTGGAACTCTTGCTATGGTGAAGACTATGGTAGAGGGTTAGTAGAAGACCATGCAGGTGACTTTTATGTTATTGCATTCTTGTCTGAAGCTGTGGCTAAAGGTATGGCTCTTATGGCTGACATCAAGTACTTGATAAAGCCCGGATCTCAAACAGATATTGATGAGATTGCTGGAGCACCTACAGGTGAATGGATCTTTGGTAACTTGGATGATATAGGTATTCTGCAGATAGAAAGATATGCAGACTTCTCACCTATCTCTGAGGTTCTGTCTGAATATAAGAAGAGAATAGGTCAAGCTTTCTTATTAAACTCTGCAGTACGGCGTGATGCTGAGAGGGTAGAATGTTGCCCTCTATAAACTACCTTAATTCGGTGGAACTCCCTATGGGACAATACCGAGCAACAATTAATCTTTAACTACGGAGGCATTAATGCTCTACAGAAAGATAAAACTTAATAAAGATTTGAAATGTGAATATAGTATAGATACACTTGGTATTGTAACAAACGAGACAACAGGTGTACAATTACGTGGTACGTCAATAACAAAGAAGAATAGGTATGTCAAGATTCATCTTGATAAGTTCTATGCTTTGCACAGACTTGTTGCAGAGCACTTCTTAGACAACCCGCATAACTATACTCAAGTCAATCATATAGATGGTGATAGATATAACAATGCAGCTGATAACCTTGAATGGTGCAGTGCAAGTATGAACGTATTGCATGCGTACAGAACTCATCTTAAAACTAACAAAGGGGAAAAGAATCCCATAGCTAAGTTAAGAGAAGAGGATGTTATAAATATCTGGAAGCTAAGAAATACAAAATTAACTGCAAGACAGATAAGAGATAGATTAAAACTGTCAGTTGGTATAGCTTCTATAAAGTCAGTGAGACAAGGTAAAAATTGGTCTTGGCTTACATCTACATTAAGTTAATATTGGTGTGTAACGACTATCCGAAAGGAGTAGGAACAAGTGTTCCGAAACAGGTAGCCCCATTGCGGGGAAGATATAGTCTGATCTGTATGGTAACATACAGCGTATGAACTAACGACTCATACAACAACATGATGGACAACGGTAGAGCTGAGGTTAGATGCACAGGAACTTGAAACTTCTCTTGGTGGTGTATATTCTTTATTAGCTCAGACTTGGCAGACACCATTAGCCACTCTGTATCTTAAAAGAGTAGGCTTCCCTCTTCCTGATGATGCTGTTATACCTAATATCGTTACAGGATTAGAAGCATTTGGAAAGTCTGGCGATCTTGATAAGCTGAAGCAGTTTACTGAGATGATGCAACTACCAGCTGCTTGGCCTATGGATGTTCAGGCAAGAGTGAAATGGGATATATATACCAGAGAGATCGCTGCATCCCTTTCAATGAAGTTACCTTTCATGATGACAGATGAAGAATGGCAAGCTAAGCAGGAAGCTATAGCTAAAGCACAGCAAGAAGCACAAATGGCTGAAGCTGCTAAGGATGCTGTTCCTGAAGTTATAAAACAAGGAGGTTTAGATGGACTTACAAAATGAAGTGGGTGCAGTAGCAGACGCAGCTGCCCCGAATACCCAAGAACCGGCTCAGGGAGGGGTGCAGACTCCGGTAGAACCTAAAGTCTCTACAACGCAGGAGCCTGCTTCTACGGAGGTTTCTCCGAAAAGTGATACAACTGTACCGGCAGATCCTGAAACGGCCTCTAAAGAGCCGTCAGAGCCCTCTACAGGAGAATCTGTGGCAGAGGATGTGAAGTATTCTGAGGGAGCTCAGTTCAATGGGAAACCGGTTGAGGTGACAATCCCTGCAGATCTGATTAATTTTGGGAATGAGCACAATCTGGATATACAGGCCCTCTCAAAAGAACTGTATTCGTCTGAGGATTTCACTCTCTCTGAAGAGTCTTTAAATGCTGCATATGAAGCGTTTGGGAAGTGGCAGGTAGACACATACCTCTCTGGCCTTAAAGCGTCAAATTTGGCTATGCTGAATGAGCATGAGCAGACTTTAGAGAGTAGAGCAGCGGCAGAGAAAGAAGCCTGGGATGCGACTATGGAGATTATGGGAGGTGAAGACAGATGGGATGACCTCTCTTCTTATGCTGCTTCTTCTCTATCCGATGCAGAGATAGAAGAATTTAACAAAGTGATGCAAGAAGGTTCTTTGAAGATGCAGCAGCTTATGATCAAGGATCTCTATAGTAAGTTCACTGAAGCTGGAGCTCCTGCTGCTCCTACTGTTCTTGACTTAGAAGAAGGTAACACAGGTGGTGACCCTCTCAGTGGAAATGAAGCTCTTTCTTCTTCTCAGTTTCTTGAACTTATGAAATCAGGTGAGTACAAGAATAATCCAGAGAAATATGACAGATTAAGGCGTGCCGGGATTGCGAAAGGTATATAAATTCAGCATCTTTTAATTAAGTTGCATCATAGAGAGAGAAAGAAAGAATAAGAAAGAACAAGAAGAATAAGAGAGTATAAGAATATATAGAACGTTCTTGTACTCTAATAACAATTTAACACAAGGAGGTTACAAATGGCTGATAATGTTCTTGTCAACCCGGCAGTACCTAATAATGCTGAGGTTGATACTCTTCTTATTGAGAAGTTTAATGGGGTTGTGCATCAGCAGTACCTTGAAGGTGAGAACCTTCTGTCAGGGTTTGATGTTCAGGAAGTTGTGGGTACTAACATGGTATCTAATAAATACATTGGAGATACTGTTCTTCAGACTCTTACTCCTGGTCAGGACCCTGATGCAACGGAGACTGAGTTCAATAAGAATGCCTTGATAGTTGATACTATCGTGCTTGGTAGAAATACTGTGCACTCTCTGCATGACCTGCAGAATGATTTTTCAGTTATGGAGAAACTGGCTAAGAACCAGATGGGTAAGCTCAAGACTCTTGAAGACCAGATGGTTATTCAGCAGTTGCTTGCAGGTGCCATGACAGGTGGTGCATTCGATCCGTATGCTAACACTATTACAGGTGGTGTGTCCAGAGTTTCTGGTCAGGGTGTGGCTATTAATATTGAGCTGAATGATGACTTGTCTCAGGCAAATGATCCGTACCAGCTTGTCTCTGCAATAGAGATTGCTATCATGGGTCTTGTTATCCAGCGTACCCCGCTTGCCGGTCTTAGGTGTATTGTGCCTGTGAATGAGTTCTCACTCTTGGTTGATTATGGCTTCATTGCACAGACTGAAGGTGGTTCTAATGAAACATCTGGCACTAACTTCTCTGGTCTCTCTGGTACCCTGAAAGGTTATAACCTTACTGTAATGGGTAGCACTGAATACACACAGATGAAGCTGAATCCTCATGATGGTCTGGCTCATCATCTTCTTTCAAATGAGAATAACGGTAATAGGTATGATGTTACAGCTGACATGCAGAAGACTCAGGCTATTATCTATGGTCCGGATTCCTTGCTTGCTGGTCGTACTATCAACCTGCAGGGTGACATCTTCTTTGATAAGAAGACCAAATCAAACTTTATTGATTCTTGGTTTGCTGAAGGTTGTATCCCTGATAGATATGATAACATGGCTGTTGTAGGCTCTACTGCATCTTCTGATAATGCGGCTGTCTTGGCTAAAGCCAAAGGCAAAGCTACTGCAACTAAGGTGTATGCCTAATCTAAACTTGTCTCACATGTGAGACTGCCCACTCTACCTACTACGGTAGGGTGGGTTCTTTTTCTAAGGAGGTAATATGTCCCGAACACGCCTTGATGCAATTAATACCTGTTTACGTGGTGTAGGTATTGCACCGGTGGCTACTGAAGATGATCCTGATCTTGATGTAGCTATGGCAGGTCAGGTTGTTGATCAAGTTAATTTAGATATACAGTCAAGAGGTTGGTGGTTCAATAAAGAAAGTAACTGGAAGATAACACCGGATGAGACAACAGGGTTTATTGCTATCCCTTCTTCTGTTCTCTCTATTGTTTCTTCTGGAAACTCTCGGAATGTGGGTCTGACTATAAGAGATAACAAAGCATATGATCTTCTTAATCATACATATGATCTAAGAGATAGGGCTTTCTCTGAACCCGGCTCAGATACCAAGTTTATTGAGTTCACTCTTATCTTTGAAATACCATTTGAAGATGTACCACCTATAGCAAAGCAAGCTATAGTCATGATAGCAAGAAGACAGTTTGCACAAGACCTTGAAGTTGATCCGAATAGGTATAAATTCCAGATGCAAGATGAAATAGTAGCTTACAATAACATGATAAGAGAAGACTCCAAGAATGTTAAGCGAAATGCCTTTACAGATAATGCATCTGTGTCTGCATTCTTATCCAGAGTAGGAGGATATAATGCTCAACGATATGGTTATGGTGTCTTTCCTAAAAGAAGATCATAGGAGGTTGAATGGGTTTTATAACATCAAATCAAGGTAGACCTATACAGGGTGTCTCACAGCAACCTGAGAAGACAAGGCTACCTGGACAGTGTACTTTATCAGAGAATCTAAGACCTGATATAGTAAGAGGTCTTATTAACAGACAAGGAACTGAAGCTTCAGCAGAGCTTACGGCAGCTCTTTTATCTTCTTATTCAAAATGGTATTATTATAACAGAGGTACTAATGAAGAGTACTTCATTTCAATAGAAGCTGGTACAGGAGATCTTAAAGTTTGGAGTCCCTCTGGTGTTCAACATATTGTAAATGTAGAAGCAGGTGCATCTAACTATATAGGAAGTCCTAATCCTCGGAAGTTTCTAAGGCTTATGACTATAGGTGATTACACCTTCATTGTAAACACAGAGAAGAAGGTATATGCAAGTTCAAGTACTTCTCCACCAATAAGTCATAAGGCTATAATCTACTGTCAGTTCATGGATTATGGACAGAGAGTTCAGTTGTATATAGATGATGCTCTGGTTGCAACTTATTGTGCACCTGATGGGGGAGATGCAAGTCATCACTACTATGTAAACCCTGAATACGTAATAGAGAGATTGATGCTCTGTTTAGCAGGAGGCTCTGGTGAGAACACTTCAGGTGCACTTGAAGGTAAAGACTTTGGTTGGATTGGTACAGATATCACAGCTGATTATGATTTCTATTCTGAAGGTAACACTATTGTTATTGAAAGGAAAGATCATGCCAGCTTCTCAATAAGAGCTACAGATGAAGTAGACAATGCGAATACAGTTGCTATTCAAGGGAAGATAGAGAACACAAGCATGCTTCCTGGTACTGCACCTGAAGGCTTTATAGTAGAAGTAGATCCTCCCGGTTCAACTAAGAGCGATAATGCTAACTTCTTCTTGAAGGCTAAGAGAACAAACTCTAACCATGTAACATGGGAAGAGACTATTGCACCTGATATCTCATTAGGTCTCGATGCATCTACAATGCCTTATGTTCTTGTAAGGGAAAGCATAACGAGTGGTGTTGCTACATTCTCATTGCGTAAAGGTGAGTGGGCTGATAGAGAAGTTGGGAATGATGAAACTAATCCTCAACCAACTTTTGTAGATCCGACTAACCCATTAACCATACAGAGTATAGGGTTGTTCCAGAATAGATTGTTCGTAACATCTGGAGAGTCTGTTATAATGACAAGATCAAATGACTTCTTTAACTTCTATAGAGAGACTACCCAAGCTGCTTTAGATACAGATCCTATTGATATCTTTGCTGACGTACCACAGATAAATTATCTGATAACAAGCTTAGCCTTTGATGGAGATCTTATCTTCTTCTCTACTACAAGTCAGTTCTTGTTAGATGGTAGCAAGCCTGTTACCAGAGATAATGCAACTCTAAGAAGAGTCACTTCATTTGAAGCTCAGCTCTCTGTTGACCCTGTTGCATCTGGAGATGCTATCTTCTTTGCTTTTAAGTATGGGGTCTATACAGGTATCCGTGAGTTCTTCACAGACTCTATAACAGACACAAAGAAAGCAAGACCTGTAACAGATCATGTAAAAGAATACATTAAAGGAGCGCCTGATATTATGGCATCTTCTACAAATCTTAATCTTCTTCTTATTAAAACAAAAGAGGATAAGAATATTTTATATACGTATGATTGGTTATGGCAGGGTACTGAGAAGGTTCAGAGTTCTTGGGGTAAGATAGTGTTCCCTGAGACAGATGAAGTCTTGCATTTTGAGTTTGTTGATGAGACTCTGTGGCTGGTTATATTAAGAGATGGTAATTCAATCTGGATTGAGAAGGTTAATATGGGAGATCCTGATGATTCTATTTTAGGTTTTCCCGTAAGGTTAGACAGGAAAGTATACAGGGTATTTAATTATGACTCTGGTAGTGGTAGGTACTTTACTTTAGATCCTTATCCAGATGTACCTATAGAAGACCTTATAGCTGTAAGATCTACCGGAGCTTACTTAGAGGATATAGGAACTGCTATTGATATTTCAAGAGATGGTGCAGGTAACTTGATAACCACTGAAGAGTTAAGTGCTGGAGGAGGTCCTGTATATTCAATCATCGGTAGAAGATATACTTGCAAGTACTCACCTACAAATCCTGTTGCTTTAGATGAAAAGGGTTATGCATTGAATTTGGATAGATTAACTATTGGTTCATTCTATATGAATTACAATACATCTGGCCCTCTATCTGCTACAGTTGAATCTAAGTATGGTGCTGTAAGGGAGTATCAGTATAGTAACAGAACTCTTGGTGGTCCTGAGAATTTAGTAGGCTTTGCTCCTCTTGTAGGAGGACAGCACAGAGTATCTATCAGGCAGAGATCTGATCAATACACTTTGACTTTTATGACTAATAGTCACTTGCCTTTAGAGGTACGTGACTTTGAATATAATGGTAACTTAAATAGACGTGGAAGGAGGTTATAATGGGAGCTGCATTTGTGGCTGCATACGGTGGTTATATGGCTCTTGCTGGTGCTGCTGTAAGTGCAGCAACTACTTACACTTCAGTTCAACAACAAAAAGAACAGCAAAAAGCTTATAACAAATCTCTTGAGAAAGAAGCTATAAGACAATATCAGGAGTTAGATAAGGTAGAAGCAGATGCTATACAAGAATCTCATGCTGAGTCTTTACAGGCCCAGAAGGATTACTTAGAGGCAAGAAGTTCTATTGAACTGCAGGCTGCTGCTACAGGTACTTATGGTAACTCAATCGACTTGGCTATTCAGGATTTGAAGACTGGATTCGGAGGTAGGATGGCTGAGATAACTTATAACAGAGAAGCTAAGCTTGATCAAGTAGACAGGCAAGCACAGAGTAGTCGTACTCAATCTGGCTTAGGAGCAGATAGATCTATACAGGCACCTGCGTTCTATTCTGCTTTCGCATCTGGCTTAGGTACATACAATACTCTCTCTGGGATGAGTGATCGTGTAGGAGCTGCTAACAAAGCTGGAGCTAAGGCTCAGGTATAAATTATAAGGAGGTCTTATGGCAATACAGAGAGAGAAAGTTAATAACCCATTCGGTATGGGTATAAAACCTGGTAAGAGAATACAGTACAAGCCAGATCTTCAATCACAGGCATTACCGAGATCTGCGTTTCAGGCTGGTCCTAATGAAGGTGCACTTATAGTAGACTCTTTGGTTAAGTTTGCTGGTGTAGCTGGTGATGCATATGTTAAGAAGATCTCTAAAGAGGTAGAAGCTGATAAGATAGAACAAGCGGGACTTGCCATGGAGGGCTTCAAACCTTCTGATAAGGCTACGGTTGCTGGGTATCAAGCTCATGCTGCTATCCGTATGAAGAACAAGGCTATGGAGGAGCAACTGAAGCTTAACCAGCTTGCAACTGAAGGGGTTGATGATGAAACTTGGAAGCTTGCAAAGAGAGAAGCTTACAAGAATCTTGACAGTTTCATGATGGAGAATTATGACAGATACAAGGAAGATGAGAATCTTCAGAAACTTGCTGTCCTAACTCTACGAGAGATGATGCCTCAGGTTACAGCAAAGAAGCTTGCTGCTGATATGGACAAAGAGATTAATCAACGTATTGTATCTGGAACAGATGCCTTGATTAATGCTGCACAGACAGGAGCTTTTAAAGTTACAGATCCTGAAGTGATGAGGTCTACAGTTGATACTTTGTTCGGAGCATTGAAACTCACTGCGTCCCAGAAAGATAAGATCTGGATAAGTGCTATCGAGAATACTCAGAATCCTGATATGATAGAAGCTTCTAAATATTGGATGGGAGATCATACCGTTTCTTTATACAATAGAAGTGGTAGGATACAACAAATCCAGAAGAAGATTGAGAGTGAGAAGAGGGCTACTAATGCAGTTGATCTTGCTATTGAAACCAAAGCCTTAACTGAAGGGTTCTATGATGGTACTATGACAGAGGATGAGTTCCTTGCAAAGATAGATAAAAGGAATAAAGAACTTGATGGTCATTTCATGACACAGAGTAAGATAGAGTATCATCTTAATCAGAAACAGGTTGTTGAAGCTGTAAAGTACAGACAAGCTAAGATTCAAGAAGATCTTATGAATCCTGAACAAACTGACTTGAAGAATAAATACAAGAAGAAAGAGATTCAGGCAACGTACAACACAACTTTAGAGATAGGTAAGGAGAAGATAAGGGAAGAAGCTAAAGCATTACCTGAGACTGAACAAGATAAGTATATCAAAGAGAAAGAAACTCAGCTTATTGCTCATGTAACTGATATGTCTGTTAAGTCTGATGCTCTTATTGATTCTATTGTTTCTGATCTTCATAATCTGGCAACGATAAATGTTCAAGCTGCTTCAGAGACTATCAAGACAGAAGATGGAGAGATAGTAAGATTAGCTCCTACTGCACAAAGAGCAATGGAAACTTTTGATGCTATGAGTATTGGTGCTAAAGATCAATACTTGGAAGCATTAGATGCTAAAGATGCTAAGACTGTACGTAACTTCTATCATCTAAAAGAGATGGGTATGCCGGATGCTCAGGCATTAGACAGAGCTCAGTTGCTCACTAAGAACCCAAAGCCTATTGATTATAAAGCTGTTGATAAGGCAGTAGACAAGGTAAGAGATTCTCAAGAATACTTTTGGTGGAGAAAGGATATCCCAGAGAGCCAGAGCTCTTATATGGATGAAGTCATAAGAAAGAAGGTTATGGTTGATCCTGATCCTACCAGTGAGACTAATGTTGAAATGGTTTCTAATTGGTTAAAAGAGGGGTGGACTAATGCTGATGGACTTAGACTTCAAGGTTCACCTTCCCAACTGCAAGCTGCTACTAAGCTGCATCCTTCAAGGTTTAAGAATGCTTTTAAAGCCTTTGTATACTCTGAGAAAGATAAGCTTAAGCCTATGCTCGATGGGCTTGGTTTGGAACTTGATGATGTCTTCCCTGTTACTGACCCTAAGCATAACACTATGTCACTTAGGACAAAGTACGGTAACATCCCAGGTACAACCAAGAACCTTGATAAGCTCAGAGCTATTGCAAATAAGAGAAAGGTTGAGCTTGAAAAGGCAGCACAAAGGAGAAAGGAAGCCTTTGAGAAGACTATTATCAAAAATTCACCGAGAGGAGGTTTGCTATAAGATGAATATACTGCAAGAAGGTGTTAAAGCTATTTCTAACTTCTTGGGTACAGATCAGCCTGAGACTACTCTTAGAGAAAGATTACTTGATCCTGCTAATGTAGATCAAGATGCAAGAGAAGTCTCAGACGCACCTGCACCTACTGAAGCTATTCTAAGACAACCAGCTCCAGAAGAGGCACCTGAAACATATGAAGGGTTAGATGAGTTTGAAATAAACAGTCTTTTAGATGAAGATCTTCAAGATGACTTTGATCCTTGGGATGGAGAAGACTTTAATCTTGAGAACCCCACAGAGATGGAGAGGAATGCTAAGCTTCAAGAAGAGATGTACAGAGATGCAGAACAGGGTATTGAGGATGATACTCTTGGTGTGTTGATGACAGATGAAGCAGCAAAGAGGGAGCATCTTGAAGATGTTAAGATCGCAGAGAATGCTGGTGCAAAAGGGTATGTTAAGTCTACCTCTGGTGCACGGTTCATGCCATTTGATTCTCTTGAAGGACAAGGACCTGATAAGGGTATGTCTAAGCAGGAGATAGGATATGGTATCAAGATACCTAAAGTTTGGTTCAGTAAAGATAAAAAGAAGTGGCCTAAAATAGATGGAGTGCCTGTAGATATAAGCAAAGGTATAACAGAAGAACAGGCTACTACTATGTTAAGAGATGTCTTAGAAGATTCAGATAAGACTGCTAAAACTAAACTGAGTAAGTGGTCTGATATGACAGCACAGGAGAAGGTATTCTGGTCTGATCTAACTTATAACATGGGTGCTAAAGCTATTGATAAGAACCCTAAAGCAAAGGCTGCTGCTAATGCAGGGCGTACTGTTGAAGCTATGGTACTTGCTCTTGATTCTATAAGAGCTGCTGGTAAACCTTTGCCCGGACTTCTTAATAGGAGATTGACAAGGTATAATCAGGCAGCACTTGAGATAACAGGTGCCCCGGTTGTTGAAGAATATAATTTTGGTGAAGAGATTAAGATTAAATTCTCTTCTGACTTCATGACAGATAAGGTTAGTCCTAAATTTGCTAAGAAGATCAAAGCAAATGACGGATGGCTGACAATATCTAAAGGCGGAGTTGATAGCTTTGTAAAGAAAGCTGATGATAACTTTAAATTCTAAGGATGGATAATGGGAGAATACTATGATGAGTTAGGCTATAGTGAGTCTCTACCCTCTACTGACCTCCGATATATCTCAGAGCAGTCAGTAGAGGAACAAGACTATGCTGGAGCTGCCTTTGAAGAAGCCATGGCACCTGCAGCTGCATTACGCATATGGAACAGACGTTCTTCTCAGTTTGAAAGAGATGCTGAATGGAACATAGACGAGGAAGTTCTTCAAGATATTCAGAAAGATTATACACCTGAAGAAGAAGAGTACTTAGTGAATAGTAAGTCTGAAGAAGAGTTTATATCCAGAAAGAAATATATTCAGGAAGACAAGGATAGACTTCAGGCTATATCACAAGCTGGTCTTAAAGGCATTGCAGCAACCATAGGGTTTAGTTTGATTGATCCTGTAGGGTTAGCCCTTGGTGCTGCTACTGGAAGTATTGGATGGGGCTCTAAGATGACAGGAGTTGCCAAGGCTATGAGAGTTGCCGCTATGTCAGGTATAGAGAATGCTGCATTAGAAACTATTCTGATGAAAGGAAGTACTCAGTCTAAAGCTTCTGATGTTATTATGGCCTTTGGGACAGGTGCTGTTATAGGTGGAGGAATGAGCTTTCTTACAAAGGGTGCACCTTCTGAAATAGCACAGGAAGTAGATGCAGCTGCGCATACTGATGCTGATGCTATTGTTGCTGATGAGATACTTCAGGAGGCAAGGACTACTCTACCTTCTTCTAAGCTTGATATGAAGGCTATCAGGAAAAGGCTTAATGAGTATGAGAAGATGCTTAGACGTGAGACAGGTAAACCTTTAACAAAAGGACAGGTTAAACAGGTCCGTAAGAAGATGCATGCTCTTAGAAAACAGATTGACAGGGAGAATGAGAGGATTAGAACATCTCAGGGAGAGTTGACTGCTAAAAGAGAGGAGATTAGCCTCAGGAAGAAAGAGTATGTTGAGGAAGCTAATGCAAAGAAAGTAGAGATTACGGAATCTTATAAAGACCGTATAGCTAAACAAAAGGCAAGGATTGCTAAGGTTGAGAAGAATCTTGAAAAGACTAAGAACAGCCAGAAGCAGGCAGCTAAGCTTTGGAAAGAAGAGGCCAAGCTGGAAGAGTTGAGAAAGGCAAGAGATCTTGCAATTAAGAAGGTTACAAAGAAGTTGAAAGGAAGAGTAGTAGAAGCTGAACGCAAGTTCAAGAAAGCTCTCTCTGGCAAGACTTCTAAAACAAAGAAAGCAAGGACTGTACTTACTCAAAAGATGCGAGAATATGAGATCAAATTGCAGTCTGCAAGGAAAGCAAAAGATTCTATGAACAAGCTCCGTAAGTGGAAAGGACTCTCTGAGGATGAGAGGATTGCACATATCTATACTGATGAAGAGGTACCTGTAAAGGAGACTGAGCTTAAGAGGCAGCTTGAAGGACACAAGCCCTTAAGAGAAGCCACAGTTGAACCTTCTTCTGTTTCTGCACCTACAAGTGTTGAACAAGGCTCAGTAGGTGCTATGAAAGCAGGAGAGCGTCCTCTGCATAGAATCTATGATATGGCTATGGATAGGGTGAAAAGGCTTGCTCGGTTTGCTTATGATGGAAGTAGAATACCGGATGACCTGAGAGGTCGTAAGTTCTTAGGGAAGGTTAATTCTATCACCGATAAGATATACTCAGCACAGACTGTTGTTTCTAATTCTGATGATTATGCCATTAGAGGTTTTGGTTATCATTTGTTTGAAGCACCTCAAGGTGGTACTGCTGCTAAGGTAACCGTAGCCGCAAGAGTTAGAAATTATCAGAATCAGATAAGGTCTGCTATGCGCAATAGATTGAATGAAGGTCTTGAGGAATGGGGTGCTGAACAAGGCATTGGGAAGACCTCTGTTCTCTTGAAGCGTGAGAACTATGAAGCTTATCATAAAATGGTTATGAGGGAAGTGAAACACCCTGGAACTTATAATTCTCCTGCTGTTATAAAAGGAGCTGAAGGTGTAAGAGAACAGCTTTACTTAGCTGGGAAGTTAAGGAAAGAGGCTGGAGAGGCTGGGTTTGAGAATCTGGATCTTGACAAGAACTATGTTCCTACTATCTTAAATGAAGTACAAATTAAGTACGCAGTAAGAGAGCATGGTTATGATAAGGTGAGAGATCTTCTATCTAAGTCTTACCAAGAAGGTCATTTCCATTTGAACAAAGAGTTAGCAGACAGAGTTGCTGATGGGTATATCGCCAGAGCAAAAGATCATACTTTGTCTATGGCTGAACATGTAAGGAGAACTTCAAATAAAGATGTTGATGACCTTGCTAAGCAGCTGAAGAAAGCTGGAGTAGATGAAGATACTATTAATGATTTCCTCGAAACTTCAATGCAAGCTGAGATAAAGCAGCATATGTCAAATCGTGCTAAGAAATCTCTTTATCCAGCTATTGACGTAGAATTAAATGGATTGAAGATGATAGATCTTATTGATAGTGATCTGCCAAAGCTCTTAGAATCTTATACAAGAGAAGCAGCTGGAGGCACATCCTTTGCTAAGTTGGGTTTCAAGACAAGAGCAGAAGTTCTTGACTTCCTAACTGACATGGAGAAGGCAGCTCATAATAATGGGTTTGATGTTAGGGAGATAGCAAGAGAGATACAGATTCTTAAAGATGGTGTTGATCTTGCGTATGGTCGTTCCTTGAATAAGAATCCACACAGTGCATGGGTTAGGAATCTTGGAAGGTTACGGGATATAACAAATCTCTTAAGGCTTCAGTTTGTTGGTGCTGCATCTATTCCAGAAGTTGCAAGGGTTACAGTGCAAAGAGGGCTTAAAAATTCTTTAGAAGGATGTAAAGATCTTGGTGCTGTCTTAGGTACAAAGAACTTAAGAGAAGGTGGTAAGTACAGTGGTCAGTTCAAAAGAGCAGATCTCAGAGAGTTAGAAGTAGTTATGGGGTACACAGGAGAAGATCATGTACTATATCCTAATGGGCTCCGGGTTGACAACTTAGAAGAGTCTGCTGTTGGTAATAAGTTCGGAGAGCTTATGGATAATGCTATTGCTCAAGGACAGAGAATACAAGAGATAACATCTGGCTTTAGGGCTGTTCAGGGTTCAGGTGAAAGGATAGCTGTTAGGAGTCTTGGTAATCAAATCAAGAACTGGGTAGAAGGTACAGGTGCTGCTTTATCTGAGGCTAACATCAAAAGAGCTGGTTGGTCTGATGGCTTTCTTGATGATCTTAAGATATGGATGAAAGAGCATCCTGCAGTTGACACCTATAATGGAGAAGAAGTAAGACTGTTTAACTTTGGACAGATGCCAGCTGATATGCAAGAAAGACTGCAGATTGGTATGCATAGGTTAATAGCTGCTGATATGCAGAGACCTCTTATAGGAGAGACTCCTATGTTCATGCATAGATGGTTAGGCCAAACTCTTACACAGTTCAGAAGCTTCAGTCTATTGTCGCTTGAGAAACAACTTATCAATGACATAAGACACGATAAGATTGCAGGTTCTTTGATACTAATGCATTCTGCAGTACTCTCTTATATGGCATTAACTGTACAAACTTTACAGAATGCTATAGGAAGAGAAGATCAAGATGAATATATAAAGAAACATCTTGCTTCAGGTAGGACTGTTATTGATGTAATGTCACGTATGGGACAACTTGCTTCTATTCAAACTGGTATAGATGGATTAGCTACAATAGGCTTATTACCAGATGACATGCTTGCTTCTTCTATGCATCCTGGTGGTAGAATATTAACACCGGGAAGTGTTCCAGTGGTAGGTATGCTCAAGGATGTTACACAAGCTGCAAGGACTTTGTCAGACACTCTTACAGGAGAAGCGGATGATTCTGATCTTCTAAAGGATGTTAGAAAGATTGTACCATTTGCCAAGTCTATTGGTATTAACCAAGCTCTTAATGTAATAGAGCATAAAATTAAAGATTAAGGAGGTCTAATGGCTTATAGTTTCTCGGAGCATATAGGCAACGGGAGCATCAGCACTTTCACTTTTACCTTTATTGGTCCTGATAATGGATTCTTCAGAGAAGAAGATATAAAGGTAGAAGTGGATGGTGTTGAGAAAAGTTTTATCTTGAGTGGCCCTACACAGGTCACTCTTGATGAAGCTCCTGCTGATCAAGCAAAGATAAGGATAATGAGAGTGCCGGATGATACTGCACCATACACTGATTTCCAGAGGGGTAATGCCTTTGGAAAGACTAACATAAACAGGAGCTTTCAACAACAACTATATGTAGCGCACAGGTTCATGGATGGCTTTAAAGTAAATGGTTACTATGAGAAGCAAGACCTATCTCTTGGAAGTCATAAGATAAAAGATCTGGCAGATGGTACAGATCCTAAAGATGCTGTAAATGTAGATCAAGTTTTGGCTTTGTATGGAAGCAATGAACAGAATAAGATAGATGCTGAGGCTGCTGCTGCGGCTGCTGAGGTAGCTAAGGATAGTGCAGAAGATTCTGCGGATGCTGCTGCTATCTCTGCTACCTCTGCCTCTAATTCTTCTACTGCAGCTGCTGACTCTGCAAGTACAGCTTCTACTTATTCTGATGCAGCAGAAGCCTCTGCGGATGCTGCCGCTTTGTCTGCAGCTAACGCAGCTGCCTCAGAGAGTTCTGTGCATGCTGATGCTGTTGCTGCTACAGATGCAGCTGCTGAAGCGTATCAGTCTAAATTAGATGCTGCATATTCTGCTGCTGCTGCAAGTACTAATGGAGGTATTGCTTATACGCAAGCTCAACTTGCTGAAGGGCATGCTGATGATGCTGAAGCTTCTGCTGCTGCTGCCTCTGCTTCTGCAAGCACTGCAAGCACTAAAGCTGCTGAAGCTTCTGATTCGGCTGACGCTGCTGCTGCTTCCGCTATCGCAGCTGCTAACTCTGCTACCGATGCTGAGGATGCTGCTAACTCGATTGAGTTGGTGAACCCCGATTGGAACGCTACATCAGGATATGCAGAGATACTGAATAAGCCGAATGTATATTCTACACCAACTGAAGTACTGGATGCGGTTAAGCAGGTAGATGGAGATACTTGTGGATTAGCTGCTCAGACAGCTGCAAGATGGTCCACTACACGATATCTCATCCCAAGTGGTGACTTCACAGGAACATCTGCTGCTATCTCAGGAGCTGCAAGTACTATGATAAACTACACTATGAAGGAAGATAAGTTTGTAGATCATGTTGTAACTAATGTCAGTCCTGTTACACCGGCTGGAACTAATATGCTGGTCACTAAGAATGCAAGTACAGGTAAGTTAGATTATATATCACCGGGTGCTCTGTACTTTCAAAGAGATTGTATACCCTCTGATGATGAAACAGTAACCACTACAGATGGAAGTGTTCACTTAAAGTTCAGTAATAAGATTAAAGATCCTTATAGTGTAACAGATAACGATACATTCACTTGTCTCTTATCTGGTTTATATACTTTCTCAGTAGTTGCTGCATTTACAGGAGTTATATATGGTTCTGTAACTTCAGTGGGCTTGAACATGTTTGCAGGAGGTAAAGTACATAGAAGAGAATATGCGATACCTTATGGTATTACTGCAGCCAGAATACATTCTTTGAGTTTAACTATTAATGTATTTCTAACGGCAGGCCAGACAGTAGAAGTCTTCTTGGAAAAATGGGGAGGAGGCTCTTTAACATATCTTGGTAATAACAGATCTTCATGGTCAGGTTATTGTGTTTCATTTGAATTTTAGAAAAGAAAGGAGGTATATGACTGGAAAACAATGGGCTGCCCTTAGTGTCCTGTTACCTATTATAGGTGCATTGATCATCTTGTATTCAGACGTTCAGATGATGAAAGCTACAAAAGCCGATGCAAGTGAAGTGTCTTCTATTAGGATAGATTTCACTAAACAGATGACAAGGAACACTGCTGCAATAGAGTCTCTTTCAGAAGTTATGAAAGAGATGAAAACATTTCTAAATAGCCAAAGGAGGTTATAATGAGCAATAAGAACGCTGCAACTGAAGATGATATAGGGAGATTACATTCTCTTATCACACAGTGTCATAACATGAAAGCAAAATACATGCTTGAAGTTGCAAAAGAGATGCTCAATCAAGGGCATGAAATAGAAGAGATTGTAATGGTTATCAATTCAAGAGACCTCTCTTCCATGCAGAAATGGGTTGAGTATAATGGAGTTGGCTGCAGGATTGCTGCTGAAGATGAAACTTCAGAACTCTCAAAGAGATTGAAGAAACTGAGAGATACACAGAGAGGTAAGATTGTACCTTTCCAAGACTTAGAAGAAGCTATTTAAGTTGCATCTTAGATAGGAAGGAGTGATATGGCTAAACGTGAAATGTCTAAAGAAAAACAACTTGAGATGCGTGAAGCCTTAGCAGAGGTTCAGGAAGCTTTCCCTTATAGTTCGGAAGGCTTCCTCCTCTTTGCTCAGACTTGTATAAACATCTTGATAGTTGGTAACCCTGATTTAAACAGAGTACAAGCAGATATTTGTAAGTGGTTATTTGCTGGCCCTAAGTTCAGAATGATTCAAGCACAACGTGGTTAATACTGGCTACGTAATCACATTCAAACAGGGAACATCCTACATGGACGATCCTGACTAAAACTAAAACTATCCTATAAGGAGGGTTATAATGTACGAAAAAGCAAAGATAGAAGTGACTAACAGAAGTGGGCATGAATATACAGTTGATACTAATGGTGTGGTTGTTAATGAGACAACGGGGCACATTCTTAAAGGTAGAATAAAGAATGGTTACCATCTTGTCTGCATTAACCAGAAGTACCACGCAGTGCATAGACTTGTTGCATTGGCGTTTCTACCAAGAGATCCAGAAAGACCTTATGTCAATCACAAGGATGGTATCAAGAATAATAATAATGTATCTAATTTAGAATGGTGTACTCATTTAGAGAATATGCGTCATGCTTGGGATACTGGCCTGATAACTAAAAGAGTTGGGCTTGAGCATGGAGGCTGTACAACAACTGAAGAAGAGGTTAGAGAAGTCTGTAGACAGTTAGAGAAAGGTAGAAACTGGAAACATATTAAACACCTTGTCTCTATGTCTCGCAACACCTATCTAAACATTAGAAGGCATGCTACATGGAAACATATATCTTGCGATTATAAGTTTTAGTGCAACGACTATTCCGTAAGGAAGTACAAGCAAGTGCTTGGAAACATGTGAACATCTATATGATGTAAGAGATAGTCTAATCTGCATGGAAACATGCAGGAGTTCATAAGAGAACCGGGAAGGCTTAACGAACCTTCTTGAATACAATGCAAAGTAAGACGACACTTACGGCTATTTACGCTGTCTTTCGATTAATACACAACCCTACTATTCGTGTTCTTATCTTCTCTGCTGGTGGCAAGATGTCTAAAGAAATTGCTTCTTTCATTATTCAGATCTTAAATGGTCTTGATTTTCTTTGGATGTTAAGGGCAGATAAAAATGCTGGAGACAGAGAGTCCATAGAAGGGTATGATGTGCATTGGTTGTTCAAAGGTGTAGAGAAGTCTCCAAGTATTAAGTGCATGGGTGTAGATTCAAGTGCTCAGGGTAGTCGTGCTGATGTCTTAATTAGCGATGACGTTGAGAGTATGAAGAACTCAAGAACAGTTATAACAAGGGAGATACTTGAGAACTTAACCAGAGAGTTTGAAACTATATGTGTTGAGGGAGATATAATCTACTTAGGAACACCACAGAGTACTGAAAGTATCTATAACAATCTACCAGCTCGTGGGTACCATATTAGAGTATGGTCTGGTAGATATCCTACAGAAGAAGAAGAACTCGCTTATGCTGATAATCTTGCACCTATGCTTAAAGCTGATATGATCTTAGATCCTTCATTAAGACAAGGCGGTGGCATAGATGGTAGCTCAGGGAAACCTACTTGCCCTGAGATGTTCCCGGAAGAAAGGCTGCTGGAGAAAGAGATCTCTCTCGGAAAGGCAAAGTTCATGCTGCAGTACATGCTCAATACCTCCATTGCCGATTCTGAAAGATACCCCTTAAAGCTCGAAAATTTGATCGTAGCGGACTTTAACGCAGATGTTGGACCCGTACTACCCGTTTGGTCTAATGACCCCAGAAACATGTACAGGAGCGTCTCATTTGGGATGAAGTATAAAGTATATCGAGCAGTTCCGAATGAGTATGAGATGAGGCCGTTCGAGCAGACGGTGATGTACATAGACCCCGCTGGAGGGGGCCAGAACGCCGATGAGATGGCTTACGCTGTTATTAAGCTCATAGGTGCTTACGTTTATATATCGGCCGTCAGTGGAGTGCCAGGTGGGTATGAGGAGAAGAATTTAGTGAAGCTCGTGAAGGTCGCAAAGGAGCATAAAGCTAATATTGTGTGCATCGAAAAGAACTTTGGTAACGGTGCTCATGCTAACATGATGAAACCTTTGTTCCAGAAGCATGAATGGCCTGTACAGCTGGAGGAAGTGTATGAGACAGGACAGAAGGAACTCAGGATTATTGACACGCTTGAACCTCTTCTCTCTTCACACAGGCTCGTTATTTCTGGACAGGCTCTTGAGGAAGATGCAAACTCTGTTGAGATCTACCCTGTTGAACTTAAAAGTACATACAGGTTTGTGCATCAGCTCTCAATGCTCACAAGAGATAGAGGCTGTCTTAGGCATGATGACAGATTGGACAGTCTGGCTGGTGCTGTTAGATGGGTGGTTGACCGTCTGGACTTTGACACTCAGATTGTTATCGAGGCAAAGAGAAGGGCTGAGGAAGTTGAGAAGATAAAGATCTGGAATGATCCAGTGTCCCGTAGAACCTGGCTCACAGGAGTTGAAGCTGCGCATAGAGGTGCCAGAGAACGTAATGCTTTCTCGATGCAAAGAAGGTCAAGGCGTAATAGATTCTAATCTTCTAATTCTCTTTTAATTCCTTGCACTTAGAATTAAGTTGCATCATAGAGAGAGAATAAGAGAGTACAAGAGAGTACAAGATAGTACAAGATAGTACAAGATAGTACATTCTTATAAGAATATAAAGAAGAAGAAGAGAGTACAAGAACTCTCAGAACTTAATAAAGTTGCATCATAGATAGAGAGGTTAGCCTCTTCTACTTTGAACTACTTTGAATATTAATCAATTTTAAGAGAAGGAGGATTTATGTCATTGATAGGAGACACTCAGGTAAAGGCTGTACAGCCCATGGTTGCAGCTCTCGTTGCAGGTATCGTTACTCAGGCAGATCTTGAGAATAAGGATAACGCAGTAAACAATTCGTTGTACTCTGGTAAGAAGCTTGGAGCAATCTACCTTTGTACCAACACCTCTGGTGGTAACTTTGATATTGTAGTTGCTAAAGGTTCTGCACCGACTGATGTATGGGAGCGTATCTCAGATGGAACAGATATAACCCCTGCATAATAACTAAGCCCTCTGGCGAGCTCAGTATGCTCAAGAGAGGGCTAATCCAAAGGAGGTTCATAATATGGATGAAGGTACTGATGAAAGTACTGAAGGTACTGAAGGTACTGATGCAAGCACAGCTGGTCTTGAAGTTATAGGTAATGCAGATGCATTCCAACTTCTTTGTCAGATTTCAAATGAAGAAGAAGGTTGGGTAAGGAGTACTAAGGCTATGGAGTTGCCTGAAGGTTGTCTTGTTCAAGTTAGCACTCAGCAAGGGGATCATGTTGCAGAAGCTCTGCAGTATATACCAGGTGTTTATATTGTTTCTGATATTAATAATGGAAGGAGATTAGAAAGATGCTAATAGAATATACAAGCAAGCCTATAACTGTCTTGGCTTGTAAGATGTTAGAAGAGGGTACCATAGAGAAAGCTAAGAAGGCAGGTATGTATGTGTACTCCCATAAAGGTAAGGGTGCTGTGAAGACTCGATTAGAGTTTGCAGTCTCTTCTAATCAGAAGCCTGTACCTGGCGATTACATTATCAAGCTTTCTAAGGATAACATATATCTTTGTAAGGCTGATGTGTTTGATAAGAAGTATGGTGTAAAGGGTATGGTGATAAGGTAAACTTAAAGAGAAAGGAGAATGTTATGAAATTTCTGAAGACTAAGGTAGGTAAGGCTATCCTTGCATTGCTTGTTGCCATAGGAGCTCTTGCTTCTACTTTGCTTGAGAGTGCTGATGCTTTTGTTACCTATATCTGCTAAGTAGTATAGCCTGACTATCCCTTTATAGAGAAGCCAGGCTATCCTGCATCTCTAAGGTGTTCTAAGAGATGCTAAGGTGTTCTAAGGTGTTCTAAGAGATACTAAGGTACTAAGATGAAAAAATTGAAATAGAATCGTGCGGTGCGTTTTGCTCGACACCCAAGCCTCTCTTCCCCCATAGCCTCTCTTGGCATGCCTGATAATACTAAGGACACCTAAGAATGATCTGGGTAGCTAAGGAAGTGCAGTGTACCTAATGCTCTTTGTTGCACCTAAGATAACTAAGGACACCTAAGAATGTTAGGCATACCTAATAGCACTCGGGACAACTAAGACGATGCAAGACACCTAAGAATGTTAGGCATACCTAATAATACTCAGGACAACTAAGACGATTCGGAGTAGCTAAGGAAGTTCAGTACACCTAACTTTGTTTGTTCTTCCTTATAATACTCTTAAGAACTAAGGACACCTAAGAGAGTACTAAGGACACCTGAGCGCTCTGGATACATAGAAGGTGCAAGAGATAAGAGGTGCTAAGAGAGTACTAAGAGTTTGCTAAGAGGTACTAAGAGGTGCTGAGAGCAGTAGGTACAAGAGATGTTAGAAGGTAGAGCTACCTGAGCATCTCTCTCTCTCTCTCTCAGCACTCTCTATCTTCTCTGCTCTATCTCTGCTCTCTCTCTTAGTATCTCAGCATTCTCTATGCTATCTCTGTATGCTCTTATATCTCTTATATCTACACAAAAAAAGTTCAAAGAATCTGAAAAAAGTTCTTGCAATGTAGAATTATTCTGCTATAATGCAATCACAAATCGGATGTTGCAAGGCTCTTAGAAATCTATATGTAGATCACTCAAGACACCTTACAAATCCTTAAGTCCTGCAGTATAGGCACTCTGTCCTTGATAGGGTAAACAGAGGGAAGTGCGGCTGTAAGCTCATGTATAACATTTCATGAAGAAGTAAGGACAACATGCCTTATAGAGATCATGACTTAACTTGACATGAGAAAGGGTTAATCACCTAAGACAGCTTGACAGTACAGTTAGAATGATTATTATGTACTTGCTCTTTGAAAAATATAGGTTGGGACAGCAACCTATCATTAACTAAGCTAAGTATAGAGCGGCCTTAGCAGCACGCACCATAGAGAGGTTGAGTAGTTACCATAGCCTGACAGCTTGCACGCTCAATCCCTTTAGTACAACCTTTTTTTTT